ATAGACAATTATATTCGCAATAAGTGAAAATAATTGAAAATAAACCTTTACATCTACGCCAAACTATGATATAATATACATTATGAACAAATACTTAATTGAAAAAAACAAACACAATGGTGGTATACAAAAAGTATACAGCTTTCCAAATGGCTATGGCGCAAGTGTTATACAACATCAAGGCTCTTATGGATATGAAAAAGGTCTATGGGAAGTCGCAGTCATGCTTCACGGCGAGCTTTGTTATGACAGTGGTATTACTGAAGATGTCATGGGACATTTAAATGATCCAGAAGTGGACAATATATTAGGAAAAATATTTAGATTATGAAAAAAACAAAAAGACAGTCCGTGAGTACTCTAACTCATACTACAAGAGAAGTTGCTATTCATTTCCTCGCATGGAGAGAAGCGCTTAAAAACAAATCAATGATTGGCCACAATGGCGGTCCTAAGTAATGGGTGCAACTAATTTTTATATGGGATCACTAAGGTATTCGCCTTGTGGTCGTAAGAGAAAGAATCACGCTTTAAATTCAGTCAAGAAAAGTAAACCTGTATTTAAACCAATGACAATAGAAGTATCTACACTTGATCAGATGCGAGCTCAACAAGAGAAGCAATATAAATCTATTATGGAAGAATATATGCAAACAAAAGAGTATCCTACTTCAAACACTAACAAAAAAGAGTCACCCGTATATACAGGTACTCTTGTAAAAGGTATTGCTACGATGCATAAATCAAATGCAGTACCAGTCATCAGCCAACAAGAAGCTGAAGACATTTCAAATATGAGGAGAAACTAATGGAAATTATCATATATACAATTATGGCTACTTTAGCTATGGGAACAATTTACTACTTATTTATGGAGAATGACGATGTATAATTTTGACGACGTAATGAGCAGATTAAGCGATATCGAAGAAAAGATAGATTTTCTCATAGAAAAGACTCATGAATACGAAGAACTATCATCGTATCAAAACGAAAATAGATACGCTTTAGTTACTCGAAGACAAGATGGAATCTATTGTGTACATAAATTTGTAGACAAAGTACTTACAGAGATAGCAGCAATGGGAATACACAATGAAACTTATGCAGAAAATGCAGCAGAAAATTGGGTACTCTCAATTAACTCATAAATCAATGGCTAAGCTGAATCAACGCAACTCCTTATCACCTGCGTCAGCTTGGCCCTCTAAAATTAATCGTTTACATTTGATAAGGAATGTGATATAATATAACTATAAACATATATAAGGAGAAATATGGCAGCACGTAAAAAGAAAAGAGGACCAAGTCTTGATGAAAAGTATCTTGGACCAGAACCAATCTATACTCAAGAGTCAGACTTTAGTTCAACTGAATGGACAAAAGGCGCTCATTGGTATAACTACTTTTATAAGACAAAAGATTATATGCCTACCACGTATCAGTTTGCAATAGACTATTGTGGATACGATAAAAAGAAAGTAGCAGTACTTAAGAGACTTAAAGATTGGAAGTTTAGTAAAGTCAATAAAATCATTAAACTTCATACTCGTGGATTTGAATACGAAGGAAACAAACTCGATCAAGTCAAAGACTTTATCGACCAGATGTATGTTGAAGGCTTAAAGCTTAAAAAGATCGAAGAGAAAGAAAAAGCAGCAGTCGTAGTTATCAGTCCAGCTGAAAGAACAAGAAGAAAAGTCTTAGAGACTATCTATCACGATTGGGATAGAGTCATTGTTGAAGGTTGGTTCGAAGAAGACTACAAACAAGGCTTTAGTTGCTATAACAGATTTAAAGGACATGGATTGAAAGGTAACGCCATCAATCTGTTTAAAGATCTTATCGAACCTGAATATGAAAACATTAAAGCAGCGTATGAAAAAACATGCGATGATTGTGTTGAAGGTTATTCACATATCTCTAAAGGAGATAAGAAAAAAATTATGAAGCAGTTTGAAGACGTATTTGCCGATTTAGAAAAGCTACGATCTTCATTTAAAGCAACAAAGATCCCAAGAGCTAAAAAAGTTAAGGCATCAGATCAACAGGTCACTAAGTTACAATATTGTACAGAAGATAATGTCGTCAAGTTGACGTCGATTAATCCAGTAATGATACCTGGTAAGAGCAAGCTATATGTCTACAATAGAAAGAATAAGAAACTTATTGAATACATAACTGATAGTATTGGAGGATTTGAAGTCTCTGGCACATCAATTAAGAACTTTAATAATTCAAGTAAACAAGCAACCATCAGAAAACCTGATGATATATTACCCATGATACTTAATAAGACTGAGAAACAGATCGAAAAAGTATGGGAAACATTAACAACAAAAATAAGTAAACCATCAGGCAGAGTTAATGCTGACTGTATTTTAATGAGAGTATTTTAGGAGAAAAATATGTTAACAGTAGGAGATTATTTCCCAGCCTTTTCACTGCAGGGAGTTAATAAAGAAAATGAATTTGTGAAAGTGGATATACATGAGACATTCCAACCACTTAAAAAAGATTGGTCAGTCGTATACTTCTATCCAAAAGACTTTACGTTTATCTGTCCAACAGAAATTGCAGGAATGGATATACTTACAGAGCATGCAAATGTTGTAGGTATTAGTGGAGATAACGAGTATTGCAAACTGGCTTGGAAACAAGACAACCATATGATTGGAGAAATCGATCATATACTTGCAGCTGACTGTGGATTACAACTTGCAGATGAGTTAGGTATTGTTGATCATGATAACGGTGTAGCTTATAGAGCGACATTTATATTTGATAAAAATAGAGTTATTCAACATGTATCAGTAAATGCATTAGACACAGGCAGAAATGCACAAGAAGTATTAAGAACTTTAAAAGGTTTACAAGCAGGCGGTCTTACAGGCTGTGCTTGGAATGAAGGAGAAGATTTTGTCGGATAATCCTATAGACGAAAAGATCATGACAAAGAAGAGATTCTCTGCTGCGGTCGAGCATTTAGTTGCTCATAACAATATGTCATACATAGACGCAGCAGCATACGTAGTTGAAGAGAGAAAGATGGACTATAAGAACATGAAGAAACTTTTAACTGATTCGCTTAAACAAAAGATCCAAGAAGAAGCAGCAAGCTTAAACTTGATTAAAGTTAAGAGAACTAATAAACTACCTGTATGAATCAATTATGGACTATATGGAAATACTCGTTAGGTGGATTTTCAGATGAAAAGACCGAGCCTTATGATAATTACGTAGCATGTCTACGTACTCTTATTGTTAGCGTTAACTTTTTAACTTGCTTTTTTATAATGGCAAACGTGGTACATAATTGGTAATGAACGATCCTTTCGAGTCTTATAAATTATACAATGCGCTTAAACTCCATTTCGAAACAGATGGATATGACGCAGTTAAGTATCATTTTAAGACTTCAGTAAAGCCAACATCATTCTTTAAGCGCAAAGATAAATACTTCTTTGCCAAGCTAGCAAAGACATATGAGAACGAATTAAAAGAGTTCTATATTGCTAACTTTAAAAACGATGTTAAGTATGTCGGTGATATGCTTAACGAAGGTGGAGAACGATATTATAGAGATCATAAAAAGATTATGGAATCTCTATCGTATCAGTTTCAAAACGATATAAATAAACTTAATGATATGGATGTATCGTTTGATTCGCTGTTAGAAGCAGAAGAAAACAATCATCCATTAATCATCAAGCTTTGGATGCAAGAAGAAATCCTATTGGAAACAATAGTCATCTTGGATTCAATACTTGGGTTTGTAGAACGTGAAAATAAAAAGATTACGGACACTATCATATGGCCAGATATCTATAGAAAGATTATGAAATACAAACCATTCGTAAAGTTCGATCGAGATAAGTGTTTACATTTATTAAAAAAGACCTTTACAAATGCCACGTAATGTGGTATAATATAACTATACATTATGAATAAAGTGGATAATTCAGTAAATATACGGAGAAATATACTATGTCATTAGACAACTTAAAGAGCATGCGAGGCTCATCAATCGATAAACTCGTAAAAGCAGCGGAAGCGGTATCAACAGCCAAAACAGAATCTAACAGCTATGCTGACGATAGGTTTTGGAAACCGTCTCGAGATAAAGCAGGAAACGGTTACGCCGTAGTCAGATTCCTACCAGCTAAAGAAGGTGAAGATCTTCCTTGGGTAAGGTATTGGGATCATGGGTTCAAAGGACCTACTGGCTTATGGTACATCGAAAACTCTTTAACATCCATTGGACAACCAGATCCAGTCAGTGAATCAAATGGTTTACTTTGGAACTCTGGACGTGATGAAGATAAAGCTCTCGCAAGAGAAAGGAAAAGAAGACTGCACTATGTATCAAATGTGCTAGTTGTATCTGATCCTGATAATCCTCAAAATGAAGGTAAAGTATATCTTTATAAATTTGGTAAAAAGATCTTTGATAAGATTATGGACGTCATGCAACCTCAGTTCGCTGATGAAGAACCAGTAAATCCTTACGATTTCTGGGAAGGCGCTGACTTCAAGATCAAAATCAGAAAAGTAGA